GGATGTTAGCACCGCATGGCCCCAGGCTCAGATGTTAAGCCTGGAACTGGAGAATACGGAGAGGTGTCACCTCACTGTCAAACAAAGTGTCCCGAAGAGCTTCGACCAAATCGACCATTTCTGTGTCGGTAAAGCCGAAGACGGGACGCGAGATTGACAGCGATACAGAAGCACTTTGCTTCTGTACAAGGCCGCTGTACGGGTTAGTGGCGTCTTTCGTCCACCTCAAATTGAGGTAATGACGATTGCCCGCGTTACCCTTCGAAGGCGTGTGAGAGACCATAAGGGTCATACCTGACCCTCCGGTATCAACACGCTCCGAACCGTATCCATCAGATTTCACGATAGACATCGTGAGCTGAGGGATGGGCGCAGCAGCGGCAATGGTGAACGGATCGACTAGCATAGAACGTCTCCTTGAGTGGGAACACACGCATCACTGCGTGATCATGGCCTGCGGCGACTCGCAAGAATCGCCCCAAGTATTGATTGCTGGTACAAGCTCAATGAGCTTGGTTCCAGTATCGTTTTCACATCGTAGGCAGTCGTGATGTTCTTGCGCATCTGCAAGATATAGTGACAGACTGACTCGTGAGTTCCTGGTCGATTAGTATCAACCGAGAAACCCACGTGATTCGTCTCACCACCACGCCTGTCTATATCGTACCAGCGACGAGTCGTCGTCACCTTACCATGCGTGATACCGGTAAGGAGACCCCAATTGAAAAGTGAACGGTCGGTGTTAATTATGTCAATAGCTTCGACATAGTTACCAAGGCCCGTAAACCAATCATAGAGCCATGACCACGGAGTCAAATTATAGAGATCCGTGAACATGGGACGAATCCCCAGTTTCTGAAGATAGAGATCTTTTTGAAACTGTGGTACACCAACTTTCGGAAAGTCGAAGGTTGCATTAACTACAAGACGTAGTTCGTGCTCCCTACTATGGACAGTTTCCATAGTTATCGCCTGACTGAAGTAGCTGGTGTAGTCCTCGAACGATGGAGACCCAGTCGTACTACCAGGAATTTTCCTTTTAGTACGAAAAGTTGTTGGTTGCCCAGATCGACGCATGAGTCTATTAATCTCACGCGTTACACGCTCTGGTGCCTCCAACAAATCTGTGATGTCCTTATAAAGCTGCTTCCATCCAAAGTGAAAGTTTACATATTCACTTGGGACAACCTTGGACGACGTATGAAGGTACTTTTGAAGGTTCCTTCTGTCGCTTGGGGATAGGATGCTGACTTGCTTATTGAAATGCTCGAGGGTCCTCTTTGTAGCGAGGATCGATCGAGGCAAATCTTTAAGTTCGACAACATTCCTGAACGCCGTATAACGGCGGGACTCAGGGACAACTCTACTTAGCATCTGCAACACATCACGTTGCATTACAGTGCTGAGTTCGGTTAGACCATTAGTCCGCAGACTATTAATGGACGCCGCAGATAGTACGCCACCAGGACCCGTGTCCTCGCTAAAGTAGTAATCGTCAGACCAAGAGATCTGATTATTACATTCCATAGCGAGGGTACCACGGGACGAGTTGATGAAGTGCTTCTTTTGCGGGGGTGAATGAATCGAGTACCGAAAGGACTCGAATTCACCAAACCCCGAATCAGGAGGACGACTTCGACTCGTTGTATCCTTAACGATCGACATGTTGGCAGGTTGCTTCTTGATTGAGAAGTCACCTTCCGAATATACGATCACTCCGGAATACTCTGGCAGGAACAAAGGAGGCGTGTAGCAGAAGAAACCACCACCTGGTAAACCAAGATAGTTATTCCAAGTGGTGCTGCTCCACGTCTGCCGATAGCGTTTTAGTCTCCAGTGTCTGGATTCTAAAACACTCGTTACCTCGCGGTAACGTGTCCTGTTCACGGGGGTAATTTTAACGGGAACACCTCGAAATTTCGCCAAAGGATCGATGGTTAGAGCCAACGATCTAATGACGGACATCGGGATGAACTCGAAAACGAGCTTACCCACGCCGGTGGCGCTTGCTCTTGCCTTTTGATAGCTATCCCGGAAAAACATTTCCGGGTCTAAGGCGGCTCTTGGATCATACCCTTGGTAGGGTTTATCCTTAAAGTAACGCCTTGTAACTATCATGGCAAGCTCCTAGATGTGAAAGGGCGATTCGTGGACATTCCACGAGGTGG